CCAACGATAATTATCAACACAGAGCAGACCCACAACGGCAACATCTCTGTGAACGGCAATATTACTGTGAGCGGCAATATCGGAGTCGGCGGCAATGTAAGTATGTCCGGACTGATGACATCATCCGCTGCCACTGTGAACGGCATAGAGTTTAATACCCACAAGCATACCGGCATAGAGCCCGGTTCCGGCACATCGGATGGACCTACATCATGATCGGCTCATTCGGAACAGAAGTAATCTTTGAGGTGTCGGCAGACTATGTGCGGACATTTGACAGCTTTAAGCGTGACAGCTCTGCCAGATTGGCGAAGCATAAGCGCATTAACCTGCCTGACAAGACAGAGTTCCTGGGGCGTGAGCTGGACAAGGTCAGTTTTAACATGGTTTTCGCTGCTGGTTTTGGACTGAGCCCGAAAAAAGAGATAACCAAGCTGAGAGCCCTGTCGGATGACGGTGCGGTTCGCAGTCTGACCATAGCCGGAGACGTGCTGGGTAAGTTCATCATAACCGGACTATCCGAGCAGTGGAAAGAGATAGACAACCAGGGCAATCTGATAACAGCCGTGATCGCTGTTTCATTAGAGGAGTATATGGATGTATGAGACAGACCTTTCCGAGGTAAAGATTGACCTGAGCCCTGCCTCTGAGCGGGCAGAGATAGAGCAGAACCTGCGGATGATATTCGGAATCATCAAAGGCTCTGTTGTGCTGCTCCGTGAATTCGGACTGGACCCGTCAATAATAGACTCCCCCACCTCTATAGCCGCTGCACGTATCCGGGCGGCAATAGTAGAGGCTGCGGCCAAGTGGGAGCCGAGAGCGATTATAGATTCCATTACTTTCAGAGGCGACACAGAAACCCTGAATCCTATAGTGAGGTGGCACCATGCCTGAACTTAAACTAATAGACGTTGACCCTGAAGCTACATATAACGAGTTCGTGGCTGATTTTGAAAAGAGATCAGGACGCACCCTTTCACCATCTGACCCGATATGCCTGATGTTTCGCACGATGGCGGCCATGTCCAGCCAGATCGAGTCTAAAATGAACGACATGTTCAGCCAGAACTTTATCTCTACCGGCAGAGACTCATATCTGGACTTCTACGCAGACGAGCTGTGTGTGCGTCTGCCTGCGTCTCCGGCACTGACCACTATGCAGTTCACCCTGACAACAGAACTCAGTTTTGACTGCGTCATCCCCATGGGGACAAGATGCACTGCCGGCGGCAAGTATATCTTTGCCACTGACAGTGAGATTGTTATACCAGCCGGAGAGACAACCGGAACAGTGACCGCCACATGCACCACAGTGGGCGAGTTCGCAAACGGGCTAGTGCCCGGTCAGATAAAGACACTCGTGGATCCTCTGCCGTATGTTTCCGCCGTTGCCAATACGACGACATCAAACAGCGGAGCCGAGACTGAGTCGGACGAATCGTATAGGGAGCGGATAAGAATAGCTCCCGAGTCGCTTTCTGTTGCAGGTTCCGAAGGGGCATACAGGAGCCGTGTGCTAAACGCTCATCAAAACATCGTAGACGTTGCGATTATTAATCCATCTCCGGGTATTGTGAGAATCTACCCGCTTATGGAAGGTGCTGAGCTACCGTCAGAAGAGGTAAAAAACACAATTATGGAGGCTTGTTCCGACAAGACTGTTAGGCCTTTGACAGATTTAGTCGAAGTAGTAGACCCCGAGATAGTCAATTACAGCATCAGCTTTACATATTATATATCAGAGACATCAGAGTCTCTGCAGACGGTTATTGCTAGTCAAATAGAGGACGCTGTGGATGAGTTTATCACATGGCAGAAATCCAGGCTCGGGTACGGGATTAATACATCAAAGCTTATATGTATGGTCGTTACTGCCGGAGCGTCACGCGTTGATCTGACTGCATCTTCATACCCTAGTATAGGAGAATCTCAGGTGGCTGTCGCAACCGCTCAGAGCATAATATACGGCGGTGTCGAAAATGACTGATATGCTGACGCTGGATATAAAATCACTACTGCCAAAACTACTCCGTTCTGATGAAGACATAGCCATCATGTCTGACATATTCAGCTCGAAACTGACTGACATATATAACAGATCAAAAATGCTCAGCATACTCTCCACACTGGAACAACAGTCTGACGAGGTGCTGGCAGAGATAGCGTGGCAGAGGCATATAGAGGGCTACAGCATGGCTCTTTCTCGCACAGACAGAGAAAACATTATCCGCAAGGCTTTACTACTGCACATACGCAAAGGGACTGTCTGGTCACTTGAGACCGCGCTCACTTCGCTGGGTTACGAATCTAAAATGTCCGAGTGGTTCGAGTACGGTGGGGATCCTTACACTTTCAAAATAGACATCACAGCCGGGGACAGAGGGTTAACCGAGCAGGACTATGACGATTATATCAATATTGTAAACGCTCATAAGAATGTGAGATCAAGCTATGAAATAATTTTCCACTCAGAGGTGTCTACGCTATTCATGACAAAAGCACTGTGCATTGATATGGAGGAGGTTCGAGTTAACCCGCTTATTCCAAATACAGATGTTCACGAGAGTATGAATTATGGAATTGCAGTTAACGGTGATGAAATAATAACAGTTTACCCACAGGAGGTATAAAAGATGTCTTACTATACACTTTTAACTGACATCGGCAGAGCGAAGATAGCTCAGATGTTAGCCGGAGAACAGTTAAGTATCACAGAGATAGCCGTAGGTGACGGCGATTATAACCCTAATGGCACAGAAACAGAGCTTTTAAATGAAGTTTATCGTAGTGCTGTAAACACATTAAACGAAGATGAAGGGAATCCGTACTGGTATGTTGCTAAACTGGTTCTGCCGTCTGATGCGGGTGGGTTTTGGATCAGAGAGGCAGGAGTGTTTGATTCGGATGGTGATATGATCGCTATCTGCAAGTATCCGCCTACTTATAAACCAGATTTAACATCTGGAGCATCCAAAGGGCTGACATTGTCCATAGTCTTTGAAGTAGATAGAGCTGATTCGGTAACGCTACAGATTGACCCCTCTGTAGTCTTAGCAACCAGAGAATACGTTGATAAACGCCCTATACGTCACATCCATACACAGAATACTCCTCAGTTGATGTGGCAGATAGACCACAATCTAGACATCGACTACATTCCGCAGGTTGCCGCATATAGCGTGGATGCGGAAACTGTGTTTTCCGACTCATACTGTGGGGATGGCACATATGCAGGAGACGGTGCCGTCTGTGGTGCTACAGAGAGTGAGGCTGACGTTTACGAAGCTATTACTTATGAAAAAATCAGAAGGATAAACAACAACCGCATAGAGATCATATTCAGCAGTCCGGTGGATGGTGCTGCTGTTGTGCATATATAAAATAGAGAGGTGCGAAAATGAGAGGAGTTCCAAAACTTCTTAATACTAAGTCTGATGTAGAGCTTATGTATAACATGGCAATAGCCGGAGAGGCTGACAGGGAAACTGTTAAAAGCAGAATAGAGAATCTGCTAAGCGATGAGTATGAGTGGAGGTATAAGGCGACTGTCGACGAATCATACTCCCCAGAAGGAAATGAGAAAGTTATGACACAGGAAAACGGCGATGCGACCGAGTATGTCTGTTTCGAAATGGTAGAGAACACAAATTCTACGCTTAAAAAGATGGGACTAACAAGAACAGACGTAGAAAATATGATAACAGAACTGGAGGCATAAAATGAAAAGACTTTGGCTGAATGACCCAACATATCCCGTCGACGCTGCCTATCTTAGCAGGCAAGTTGAGATAAAACCAGGAGCTGGCAACAGGTATATATACGTAAATACCACAAAGAACGGTATTATCATAAAAGAAGGTACCATTATCCCTATCTTGTCTGCTGGCGAGTATAAAGCGTACATCTTTGATGCAGATACTGACATCACAACACTTGACTCCGGAGCGTTCACTCTTGGTACTGACTACTATGTCTACCTATGCGATGACGGCACAGCGGCCGGAGTAGTTCTCATATCTGCCAATAGCACCGCGCCCGTGGGTTATACAGCGGACAATAGCAGAAAAATAGGCGGATTCCACTATGGACGTATCAGGAACAGTCTCGTGACTTCCGACATCACCAACGGCGGAGTAGTCCCTAACTCTGTATGGGATCTGGCTCATAGACCGAAAAGCTCGCCTGAAGGAATGGTTTTCATTGATGCAGGGTTCTGGGTAGACATCTATCTGGCATCTGTAAATGAGGCTATAGCGTTCACAAACGGTAATGGCTCTCCTATATCATCCGGCTCTTGTAAGTCTGCATATAATACGACACCACTTACAGGCACAGAGGGGCTTACTGGTTATAACTTTATAGAGCTTGCCATGCGCTCAAGCAAGCGGCTGCTCTCATATGGCGAATGGTGCCAGGCGGCATACGGGTCACCTCAAGGGCTAGATGGTTCAAATGATAATGCTTGGTCTGCGACAACAAATACGGCTCGTCAGACAACGGGCTATGTCCCCAATGCTATCAGCATGAATAACTGCATCGACTGTGTTGGGAATGTATGGGAATGGCTCGGGGACATGGCAAACAGAGAGTCGACAACTATCGCATTTGCGTATTACGACGTTATGCCTGATCAGGGCGCTGGGCAGATATATATGGCTTCCGAAACTGGGCTTAATATGTATCTCGCCGGCGGCATTTGGGGCAACGGCGTGGCTTGTGGTTCCCGCTCTCTGTATGCGAGCCATCTGCCGTGGAATGTGCACACGCATGTTGGCTGTCGGTTCGCCGGTGACTCTCTGTAATCTGATGGTTTCGTAAATGACTGAGTTGCTAATCTATGATAAAAGCTACAATTTTGCGAAGTGGTTCTTTCCTGTGATAGAAAGGTTCCCAAAGCATGAGAAGTTTGCTCTTGGTTCTGCGATGAAGAACTGTATCATAAAAATACAAGGGCTTATCATTAGAGCGAACAAAACTCAGTATAAACTTAAGATATTGCACGAGATAGATGTGAGAATCGAGGAGATGAAATTCTATATCAGATTTTCACATGACAGAAAGTACCTGTCAAAGAAAGGCTATGAATACTCTTCTAAATTATTAGCGGAGATAGGCAGGCTTTTAGGCGGGTGGATAAAAAGTTGTAAGAAATAGGGGTTGAGACGTTTACCGGCGGCAATTGGAACAACGGCGTGGCTTGTGGTTCCCGCACTCTGAATGCGAACAATCTACCGTGGAATGTGAACACGAATATTGGCTGTCGGTTCGCCAGTGACAAATGCTTTAACTCGAGTGTTGTTTTTAAGGAAACTGCACCAGACCATTATGAGTCAGGTCTTTGCTCCTTGCTTGTAAAGCTAAATATAATTTAGGTAAGGACGGTTAGTAGGGTTACCGAACGCCGTCCTTATTTTATGTCTGGAGGTGTATTATTAAAAGAAGCGGGAATTTGTTTGAGAAAATATATGATTTCAGTAATTTGCACAGAGCCTATACTTTAGCATCGAGAGGGAAAAAGCATAGGAGAGAGGTTCTGAAGTTTGAACAGAATCTTGAAGAAAATCTTATTGATATTCAAAACAGACTGATCTGGGGAATGTATAAACCCGGGCCCTATAAAACATTTGAAGTATATGAGCCTAAAAAGAGACAGATCGCCTGTTTACCATTTTATGACAGAGTAGTGCAACATGCTGTAAATAACATAATTGAGCCTGTTTTTGAAAAAGTGTTTATATTTGATTCTTACGCCTGTCGAAAAGGGAAAGGAACACACGCTGGCGCATTAAGGGCTCAGAGGTTTATAAAAGATGCCGGACGTCAAGAGACCAATGTATATATTCTTAAGTGCGACATAGAGAAATATTTCAATACAATTGACAGAGATATTTTGTACGATCTTCTAAAAAGAAAATTAAAATGCCGCAGAACACTGGAGTTATTAAAAGTAATTCTGGACTCATCGGAGGACATTTGTCCTTACTGTGGTATACCACTTGGAAACCTTACATCGCAGTTGTTTGCAAACATATACTTAAACCATCTCGATATGCTTTTAAAGCATGAATACAGAGTTAAAATGTACGCAAGATATATGGATGATTTTATTATCGTTCATAATAATAAAGAATATTTAAACGGGCTTCTTTCTGAGATAAAAGAATTTTTAAAGGCTGAGCTTAGACTAAACCTAAACAGCAAAACAAAAATATTTAAAACAACACGAACAGGCGAGCCCTTAAACTTTTTGGGATACAGGATATGGAGCGATCACATGAAACTCCGCAGAGGATTTATCGTAAAGACTGAAAAAGAGATTAAGAAGATAAATAAAAGGATGATTAATAACCCTGGTTACAAAATTGCAGCTGAGCGGAAAATAGCATCATGGAAAGGACACGCTGGCTTTTGCAATAGTCATCTAACAATGAAAAGAATTCTCTCTAAGGTACAGATTTGAAAACGCAGAGTCCTCGCGAGAGGTGACTAATAGGTGACTAAAAAGAAACGGCCCCGGATGTCTCCGGAGCCGTAAACCCTTATGCCGAGAGAGAGACTTGAACTCTCACGCCCTTTGACAGGCACAGGATCCTTAGTACGTTATTTCCTCATTGTTTTCTTTTATCATTTTTTGTCCCTGTTTATATTATGTTGCAAAATCAAGCATTTATATTGATTTTATCTTTCTTTGTTATATCATCAGTTATCTAAAATTATCGCAAGGGGTGACTAAAAGGTGACTAAAAGTAAGATGGTTTTCCATTCCACCAAGTCCACAGGGGTGTCATATTATGAGTCCGAGTCTCGCCGGTATAATGGCAGACCAGACAGGTGTTTTTATATCCGGTACAAGATCAACGGAAAGGTTAAACGCGAGAAGATCGGGTGGCTAAGCGAGGGGCACAGTGTCGCCGAAGCGGCAAACATCAGAGCTGAGCGTCTCAGAAAAAAAGACTATCAGCCCCAAGAGATCACGCTCACAGTAAGCGAAGCTGTAGACCGCTATTTCATCACAGCCAAGAATAACAAGTCTACATGGAAGGATGACGTGTATCGTGTAAAGGTCTTTGTAAAGATGTACGGGGCATACCTTATAAACGATATTACCACACAGGACATCGAAACATACATGACGGCCGTCAGCAGTAAAACTGTAATGAAAACAGATCCTGATACAGGCGAGAAGTATAAGCAGATAATCTCTCCGGCTACCAGGAGGCATTACTTACAGGTTGTCCAGCGACTATTCAATTACCTATCAGAGACTGGGCTCTATCATAAAAAGAACCCTACAGACAATCTTACCGTAGTTGTTCCGGACAACACTGTCATAAACCCTCTTACAGATGAAGAGTGCCGGTCTTTTATTGATCTGTGCGAGTCAGGTGCCTTCCGTGGGCATGGCGGGCAATTCCTGCTGTTTGCACTATATACAGGCTTGAGAGCATCCGGTATCTACCGTATGAAGTGGGAAGACGTCGACATTAAACGCAAGAGCTTAAGGCTGCAAACGACAAAGAATAAGAGGAAAGTCACTCTATTGCTTTCAGACTCTGCAATCAGTATATTAAACTCGCTGCCACAGGGTGAGTCCAGAGACTATGTGTTTCCATCGTATTACGGCGGTCAGAAGAAAAACATCAGGACATTATGGGAACATGCAAAGAAGCAGGCAGGCATAAGGCAGTCGGTCAGGTTCCATGACCTGCGGCACACGTTTGCCACCCTGCTAGGAGAAAGCGGCGTTGACCTTGAGGTGATCAGTAAGATGCTGCACCATAGCGACATCAGTATTACCATGAAGTATGCACACGTCCGAAACAAAAGACTGCAACAGGGAGCCGACACTGTCGATAGAGTCTTTTCTGTTGTAGGTAAGGACAAATCAAAGCCTGATGCACCCTCCTCCGCTGGGGGCGAAGAGTAGAATTGTGCGGCCTCACCACAGCCCGCATGAGCCACGTTATTTAATCCTGAAGGTGTTTACCTTCCATCATTATCATACATCTCAGGCCGCTCCTCATTCTGGCGCGGAGCGGCTATTCTAACCACCGAGCGCACGCGCATTTGTCGAAGGAAGAATTCCGCGCATAAAATCAAACATCAAACACGCAGACCTTCCGTTCTATTTACCCTAATAGGCAAGTAAATAGGTTCTTCCTAAGGGGGTATATCGTCAACGGTCGATTAGATTCGCAAGGTTTGTGCGAATTTTTCTGAAAAATTGCATTGCAGTGCAGTGCCTTACAGAACATGTGGCAATGGATGCCTTATAATCTCAGGCGGTGAACCTGTTGCTGGTTGCCCTACTTATGTGATCACACTCAGGTGGGGCTGGTGAGGAAATGGCAATGATGTTTGATAATCAGATATACCACGCGGGTTCTACTTCGTCGGCGAGCAAGTGGCAAAAAATTTCTCCAGCCTTCGGAAGTTTTGTCCGGATTCACAGATGTAAGTTATTGAGAAAGGTCAAAACCGGCAAAAATTATTTTCTGTAAAATTTTGATAAATAATAAATTAGTTCTGAATTTGAGACAGAACAAAAAATGGTTTCTACTCTCTAATATTTTTTTCTCAAAAACCATTCTTTTTGTTTTGACCGAATAATGAAAATACGTTCATATTGTTTTACTGTATACTATTGTTAATATTTAATATTTGAATTTTTAACATGTTTATAATATCAATATTTTTTTGACCTTTTTTGGACGGACTATGTTAATAAATATCTTATACGTTTAACTTTATTGATTAATACTTTTTGTCCATTTTTGTTCAGTTATTACCAAGAGGTTATTATATAAATTACTGATAGATATATATCCTTAAAATATAAGGCTGAGAGCAGTCTTAATATATAGCATCTTAAAATCAAATTTTCCTAAACTTGGGGTGCTGTCAGTAAAGGACTTTTTCAGAGCTAAGTGTTGAAATTCAGCGTCCGAGCAAGTGGCAAAAAACAGAAAGGTAAATAGTTTGTTTTGTATTATAAAATAAGGCATATTACTTGTTTTGCCTAACTAAACACATTGCGTGTAATAGTGTTGCGAGGCATGTTTTTATGCGTTAAAATTATTCATTCATTATTCAGGTGGTGGGAGATGTCGGATTATAAGCAGTCTATAAATAGTTCCCGTGATGCTATTGGTAATACTCAGCTTCAATTTTCGGGCAGTGTGGGAAGTGTGGTGATCGTTATGGGTGACAAGGATAAGGACAATGTGGTCGCGCTGCCTGGTGTCACTGTGCGGCCAGAGAACAGCCGGAAGAAATACAGGCAGGTTCAGCTTGATTTTATTGATGATAAGCTGGCGGAGATAAAGAGGTCTTATGAGTGGCTGAAAGTTATGGTATATAAAGAGAAAGGAATAGTATATCAGAAGCTAGCTCTGTTAAGCGATGAGAGGCTGACAGAGATATGTGTGTATCTTGATGATTTTTATCTGGAAGAATGATCAGGCAATATCAGGTTTGTGGATATTTTTTATCTAAATCAAGAGGTATGAAATAGCCTTTGATGCAGTTAGGGTTTTTGATACATAGTTGAATATGATTTTTTTCACGAAACCCTGCTCCGGGGTATAGCTCAGTGCCTTCCGGAAAACAACCTCTGACAGAATCAAATGAAATATTTTGTTTATCTACGAGTGCATGCATTAGCTGAATAACAGCACAGTCTTTGTATCTTTTTAAGGAGTCAGGATCGGAACTGTTTTCTTTAATTTTATCTATGAGTCCTTCATTATATAGGGTTTCGTACGTTGTATATGCTTCTTTGAGGTGGCCTATATATGTTTTATCCAGTAGGTTACAGCAGTAGCCGAGATTGATAATTGCTCCTACTACAGCAGGATCCTTGATCTCATTTCGTCGTTTTTTCTCGTTGGCAAAGTCTAAGGCTCTTTCGGGATTGTTCTCCCAAAAGTATATCCCATGCCCCAGCCAGTCGTAGTCTTGTTTGCTGTATCTGAGATGTCTGTCTTGCTGATTGATTATTTTATGAGCGGTTTCTTTATCACAACCGTGAAATCCTAAAACAAATGTAGGCAGGCGAGAATACATGGATTATTTATATGCCTTAGCTAGTTTACCGTGCTTGTCATAGATGCCAGCTTTTTTGAGTAGCTCAATGCGTTTTTCAGGTGTGCTAAGATATTCTTTCTTTGCTTTTTTGATAGCTTTAAGCAGCTCTGCGGGGTCGCTTTTAAGTTTTTCTGCAGTAGTCATATCGCATACCTTTTAAATACATTTTATACTTTAATTTAGAGAGTTTTAGATTATATTGCAAGTAAAAGTTGTAAAACTTTTATATTTCGCTATCGGATTTCATTTTTAAAAGACGCTCTTTCAGGTTTGCCTTAAACGCTGGTGATGCGTATTGCTGGATCAGTGCTGCTATCTCTGTGACGTCAGGGGCGAACTGCTGGGGAGCTGCGGAATATGAGCCATTGCTGATCTGAACATTTTCTGATGCGTCACGTCCGGCGGTGATCGACTGGCTATGAGAGGTGGCTTTCATCTCTCCGGTTCCGTTAAGCAGCCACTCTTTATTGATATGAAATATCTGACATATCTTATTGATCATGGATTTAGGCGGAATAGAACTATCTTGCTCCCACGTCTTAACCGCACTGTGTGTTCGGTCAAGAATATTACCAAATTCCGATTGTGTTAAATCATTATCAGTTCTTATTAATTTAATTCTTTTGCCCAGCGACATGAAAATATTAACCCCTAAATGACAAATCTATATTGACACATGGTCATATTAGCTATAATATCACCATATAGTTTTACAACACTGTAGAACTATAGCACACAGGCATCGGGCGGGCAATTCCTAATCATAGAGTACACTCTCCTCGCATTTATAACAGGGGGTTGCCCGCCACACCTACCCAGACGGAGGGGAAAATGTTTAAGCCGCAACTGGCAAAGGAATATGACGGAAGGTTCAGAGGTGTGTACGACTATTATGCATCACCGAAGCTGGACGGGATAAGAGCTGTCTGGACACCGGAAACAGGGCTGATCACCAGAAACCACCAGAACATAAGCGGGCTGGACGAGCTGACAGCTGAGCTTTCCGCTGTGGCTGCTGAGCATGGATTCACCATGATAGACGGTGAACTGATGGCTGAGGGCGTCAGCTTTGACGATCTGAGCGGGCTGATCAGGAACAACACAGACATAGATAAGAGCCTCGTTCGGATGCATGTATTCGCTGTTAACAGAGAAGGTGGCTATAAGGCCACGCTCGCCATGATATCAGACATGGTTGCTATAGAGGATGCGGTGTATCTGGTACCTGTGCCTTATAAGGTGGTACAGAATCATCCTGACGCTGTCCGTGAAGCCTGTGAATCATATGTGGCTGAAGGTTTCGAGGGTGTGATGCTGAGGCATCCACGCAATCCATACACTGAAGGGCGTTCTGCCGATCTGCTGAAATACAAAATATTCACCGAGGCTGATCTCACTATTATAGATGTTGTCGAGGGGACTGGTAAGCACGCAGGCAAATGTGGTGCGCTGGTTGTAGAGGGCGAGATAGGCGGTGAGAAAGTCCGCTGCTCTGTGGGTACAGGGTTCACTGATTTCCAGCGTGAGCAATACTGGCTGGGGAAAGAGTCTATGGTCGGCATTATCGCTGAGATCAAATATCAGAACATCAGTAAGGGAGACGGCGAGGTGAAAAGCCTGCGGTTTCCGTCATTTAATAAATTAAAACTGGATAGATAAGGCATAGGATTTAGTTATGGCAAGAGCAAGTATGGTTTTGGAATATCGCGGTGAAGACCTCAAAAAACGGGCTGTACTGGTTCGTGAGTTCGAGAGATTCGGGCTGAAACAGGTGGAAGCTGTAGAGAGGTCTGGTCTACCGAAAGACAGAGTATCTGCGTATTTCAACGGTAAGAATGACGAACTGAGGGTAGAACAGGCAGTGAAAGAACTGATCCGCGAGGCAAAGCAAGGCATAGGTGCGTGATGGATAACATTATCACACTGACTCTGAGCGGAGCCTTAAAGGTTACTAAGAAGTCTGACGCATTTGCAGAGATCGTGATGCACGCTCTGACGCCGGAAGAGCGGAACGAGCTGACGGTGATACTGCTTAAGAAATACCACGAAGATAGCCGGAGGTGCTTGGATGTGGCAAAGACTAATGAGCTTTTTAAGAAGGAAACGGCAAGTCAAACAGCCGTGTGTCCGTAACATAAACGGTGTGCCCAGTATAGACGGCGCCCGAATAATGGAGTGAACGATGTCTACGAGAAGACCTGAAACTGTGGAGCTGTTGAAAATATCAAGGATGCTGCTGTCTGAGCTTCAGTGTAATGGATACACCTATGACAAGATCGGCAGGATTATCGGTCTGTCCGGAAGGAGTGTAGAGAAGTATATGTCCGGCGAAGCCAATATGACGCTGTCCAGCTTTATCATGCTGCTGGAAGAGACAAAGCCGACAAAGGTTATGAAATATCTGTGCGGACTGACGGACGGTCTCTATGTGCAGGTTCCTGAGTTTCACGGAGAGGTACACGAAGCTCTCGGCGGCGTTGCCGAGCTGGGCAAAGAGTTTACCGAGGTTGTGGCAAAAGTGTCCGCTGCTGTTGACCCTGCGGGTGACGGCGGACGGGACATCACCATAGAAGAGGCGAAAGCGATACTGCAGGAACAGAAAGAGATGATGGATAAGAACCTGAAACTGCAAAAGTTTATGGAGGGCATTATCAATGGAAAATCTTAGATGGGATTGTCGGGTTATGGTTTTCAGTAACAAGAGACCTGTTTTCAAAGGGACACGCAGGATTACTGTGGAGGCAGACTGTCAGCCTGATGCTAAGAAAGCCGCTAGAGAGGCAATGCTTAATGAGTATTCCAAGCGTTACCAGAATGTCACTGTGTCTGTAAAAAGCGCAATCACGGCGGGATACTGATATGAACCTTGAAGCTGTTCTGGCAGAAAAGGTACAGGAGGCTATCCGCCCTATGCTATCCGGCATTGAGCAGGGGCTCGCCTCTCTTGTGCGCCTGCAGGAGATCATAGTCACATCCCCTCTCGCTGGGGATACTCTGCTGACAGAAACAGAGGTGGCGGACAAGACAGGCATTAGTGTCGTCACTCTGCGGACGTGGAGATCAGGCAAGAAAGGGATACCGTATGTGAAGCTGGGCGGCAGTGTCAGGTACAGAGTGTCTGCCGTGAGAGACTTTATTCATCGTAATTCTATCAAAGTTACAGACGAAACAGGGAGGGTGATCGGATGACAGTAACAGACGAGTGCCCATGCTGCGGAACTGAGATCACACATAACGGCGGCTGCTGGATATGCCCTTTTTGCGGCCATAAAAGCTGCGGAGAATAATGATGCATATGTCAGTATCCAGCAATCACATGACATACGGATACCGCACTGTGAATGTGCCGTTTGCTCTGCTGCCGCAGATCACAGGGACATATAACTATGCCTGCGGGCTATACAGCAACGGGCATAGAGAGCGTAATAATCTTTGCGGTATGTCAGAGATAATCATGTTCGATTTCGATGACGGCTATCCGCTTGAAAAGTGTGCTGCCTATCTGCAGGAAGTAGGCATATCTGCATATCTGACAACAAGCAAGAGCCATCAGAAAGAGAAAGGAGACAAGCCTGCATGTGACCGTTACCGTGTTATGATTCCTTTCGACAAGCCTATTGATTTCCAGTTCGGGCAATATCAGCAGTTTTATAAATACATCTGCAATCTGCTGGGGTTCGAGACTCTTTATGATGCGCAGACCCCAGACCCTACCCGTATGTTTTACCCGAATCCGAATCAGGAGACGATCTTTGTGTCTACCGGCCAGATGCTGAGCTTTGATTTCCTCGCCGAGAATTTTCTGGCTTGGCAGGAACAGGAAGCGGAGAAAGTGCGGACAGAGACTGAGGAGCGCAAGAAGGAAGCCGAGAAGTATCGCCGTAAATCGAACGGTAAGGCGGCGAAGCTGAAAGAGAACGAGCTCCCCCGATCTGCGATCATAGAGACCAAGCGCGGGAATTTCTGCTTTTCAGATTTCGAGTATCTGCAGGGTGACCAAACGGAGCCGTGCCGCTGCCCTAACCCTGCACACCCTGATAAGAATCCGTCTGCCTTTGTGGGACGCAGTAAGAACTCCGGCGGCCTGATGGTGCGCTGTATCGGATGCGGCTTTCTCGCCTATATGGGCGATGTGTGATGTTTGTGCCATTTTGGTTTTCCCGTGTTGGTAGTGATTTCATCGAAATAATTGACGCTGAAATCTCTGTCTATCTGGGAAATAAACCTCCTGTGGTTATGAAAATCCGTGAACTCTTCCCAGAGTGCAGGACACTTGACGAGCTTAAGTCTATGGCTGAAAAGCAGGGGGACGACCTCGGCAAGCTTATTATTAATACATATAAAAGAGAGTGGTAGATGGCTGACCCGAAACTGAAAAAAGAACTGCTGGTTAAAGCTAATATGGACAAGTATCGGGAACAGCCACCCGGGACTATAGACTATAGCGAGTTTGAAGCTAATAACTGGGCGGATGAAAAAGATATGACAGTAATGATGCGGGAACTGGGCAAGATGGGCGGGGCTCTCTGGATGCAGCCCGACGGCTGTCTCTGCTGGCGTAGACATAAGGACGGCGAGGTTTACATAATAGCCTCTGCCGCAAAGATGAGTGATGCCCTTGCGTCTTTTATGCGTCGCAAAGAGGTGCTGGTTTTCAAAGGCCGCAAGGCTGGAGAAAAGTATATCCCCGCTGATGTCAGGCAACATCAGCTTAAGATGGTGGAAGACAAGTTCACCCCTTTTGTAAATGCTGAATTTTACGATGGAGAACATGGACTCTGCCGTACATCTTTCCGTCCGTCTGAATATATCCGTATGAAGACAGAACCTACAGATAAGAAGCTGGTTGATCTGGAGAATATCTATCTGCTGCTTGGAAACCTAGTAGACAGTAATATGGACTATCTAAACTGGCTGATTAACTGGCTGGCTGGTTTTTTCCAGACTCTGGAGAGAGCCGGAGTCTCGCTTATTCTAAAAGGCACACAGGGCTCTGGTAAGGGCTTGTTTTTTGACTATGTCATTACTCCTCTTTTCGGAAAGGATCTGTGCGTGATGGTAGATCAGAACCGTATAGAATCGCAGTTCATGCCGTGGGTAGACGGTAAACTCTTTTATAATCTGAATGAGATCGCTGTGGATGCGAAGAGCCGAAAGAGTATCAAGAACTTTCTGAAACACCTGGTCACTGAAAAATCTGTTTTTGTTGAAATGAAATTCCGAGACGCCAGAGAGGTCGGGCTTTTCGGCAATATATTGATATGCACAAATGAACTGCTGCCTATAGAGATCGAACACGAGGATAGGCGTTTCACTGTTTTTCAGACAGGGCCGAAGCTGAAAGAGATCGGAATCGACACTGATAAGATGGTCGCCGGACTGGGTGAAGAGCTGGCGGATTTCGCCCTATATCTGAAAAATTACGAGGTGGACTGGAATCTATATCGTACTGCTCTAAACACTCCTGCCAAGGCCGCCATAGTAGAGAACACTAACAGCCGTCTGGAGAACCTTGTCCACGCTATCCTGATGCGTGATGCGAGCTTCTTTGAAGATATGAAAAACGGAGACTCTGCGGAGTCTGACGCATACAGGCTGCTAGTTAAAGGCTTTGATAACAACTTTATCGCACAGCCTACGCTGGGTGTGGCTTATCGTTTTATGCTGGAAAAGCCGAATGCTACCACCCAGTCTATCAGCAAGCAGCTGAGGCTGGCTGACCCTACCGTCTTCGCAAAAGACAAGCTAGTTAAACATGGTGATTATCGCGGATGGGAACTGCCGCTGGCGAGGAAAAGATGAACGTGTTAGCTGATTTCAACACACGCTTTATGAATGAGCCGGAGGCCGCCGCGTATCTTATCGCCCTCTTCCATGGGGCTTACCGATGTCCGTTCTGTGAGATGCCTATCCCAAAGAAACAATACAGCCGTTTCGAGTCTGGCGGACGCATCCGCTGCAAGTCATGTGAGCGCATGTTTGTGTACCGCACAGGCACACCGCTTTCATCGTCGAAGATAACAGCATCTCAGGTGCTTATGATCATGACTATGACAGAGGCCGGATGTACTGATAAGCAGATATCTGACGTGGTGAAGGTATCCGCTGAAACTGTCTCTTACTGGCGGGTAAAGCTGGAGGTGATCAATGCATGATCTGATAGATATCGCTGAAGCTCTGCTGGATACACTGACATCTACTGATGCGGCTATACTGCAGACCGCAATAGATAACTATAAAGAGGCGGAGAGAAAGGCCGCCAGTGCCCGTGTAGCGGACATTAAAAAGCTCCGCACCGAGACAAACAACCTTTCCACATTGGTTTCTATGTATAGCGAATCTGATGATGACGAGTGCTTTACAAAGAAGACCGCCGTCCATGAGTACCTGCTTAACAAAGGATACAAGGTCAGCGAACGCACGCTTTATGATCATATTAAATTCGGCAAGCTACAGGCGTCATCAGACGATGGCGGCGTGTTTCTGCAATCTGATGTGGACGAGTATGCGGAGAGATATCTCCGTCAGACAGCGAATAGGTCATCTGAACAGCAGAGAGTAGAGGCGGACGTAGACCTGAAGAGGGAGCGTGCACGCCGTGAGCGACTGCAGAATGACGTCATGGAGGGCAAACTGATCAGCCGTGAGAAAGTCGGTGCTGAGTTCGCATCACGCATCATGGAGATGAATCAGGCACACGAGGGGCTTGTTAACACCCTGCCGCACGAGCTCGCTGGGAAGACCGAGCCGGAGATCAGGGATATTTTAAAAGGGGCTTTCCGCCGTCTGTTCATAGGCTACTGCCGCAAGCTGGAGGAGGTGGACAGTGTTAGCTGATCTGTTGCCTGTCTCTGAGCAGTTTAAGACAGACTATATTTTGCGTAGTCCGGAAATGTCTGAGTATTTTGTAAGTGAGCATCAGGTAGCATCACCGCCTGATGACATGCTCTGCTCTGAGTGGGCGGAGCGGTATAGAGTTCTGACACCAGAAACAACAGACGACCCGGGGCCGTGGCGTAATGAGAAACAGCCTGTCGGTGCTGGCATCATGGATGCGATATGCAGTGAGCGGGCGAAAAAGATCACCGTGTGCGGTGGGACCCAGATAGTTAAAACAGAGGCCGCCATACTGAATCCTATAGGCTATCTGATACATAAACATCCGGCACCTATGATGCTGATGTACCCTACTCACAAGAAAGCCCGTGACATCCTGAGAGACAGGATTAAGCCTGTTATAGAGAATGCCCGTGACGGCGTGCTGAAAAAAAGGCTTGTCGGGAAGATATTGAAAGACGGCTTTGCTTTTGCAGGCGGACGGCTGCACCTTGCCAGTAGTGAGAGCGAGGGCTCTATATCGTCATATCCTGTGAAAATCCTGTTTATCGACGAGGCGGACGAGCTCGTTGCTAATGCTAAGTGGGGGGATCCTCAGCTGGTAGCAGAGGAACGTCTGAAAGGTTATTACAACACACTGGAGGTCGTCACAGGGAAACCGCTAAACAGGCAAGGTACTGTGTGGCGGGGGCTGATGAGCTCTGACTATTTGTTTAAACCATATGTGCCCTGCCCTCATTGCGGAGAGCAGTTTGTATTTATCATAGAGAATCTTTTCCCAAAGCCGGAATCTATCAAAGCATGGGACGGCTCTGCGCACTACAAGTGTCCGCACTGCTCGGGCATTATAGATGACAGCATGAAGACAAGCATTATCCGGCGCCATGTATGGCGAACAGAGGACGGCATACTGCTGGATGATGTTCTCGCTGACGGCTTTAAGCTGGAGCTCGGATTTCATGTCAGCTCTTTTTATTCTCTCAAGCTGACGTTCAAACAGATTCTGAAAGAGTATCTCTCAGCTGATACTGAACATAAGAAAAAGGTTTTTTACAGTGGCTGGCTGGCAGAGCCTTATGAGCCTGTGGTTATCACAGAGCCTGTTTCTGTAGAGGTTCTTTTCAACCGTATAGAAAAATATACACCTGACATTCTCCCTGCTGGGGTCTGTGCCCTGACGGCTTTTGCGGACGTTCAGGGGAACAGACTGGAAGGGATGACAGTGGGCTGGGCTACAGATTACGAGAGTTGGATTATCGACCGCAAGATATTCTATGGCGGCCCTGATGATGCTGGTTGCTGGCGTGATCTTTTCCGGTTTCTGACTATGGCATACCCTCACCCTTGCGGTACCACGCTCACGCCTGTGATGGGTCTCGTAGATGCGGGATACAGACCAGAGATGGTTTATTACTACATCAATAAATTAAGACCTCCCCGCATATTCGCCTCTGTAGGTTCATCTCATAAGAACGGCCCACTCTATTCAAAGTTCATAGCGAAGGGTTCGCAGAAGGTGCCACAAACTACAATCAACTCTCACGGGCTGAAAGAGATCATCTTTGAAAGGCTGAATGTTGCTGAGGGTGACCCCGGATATATGCATTTCGGTGCGAACTGTGACGAGGCTTTCTTTGAGCAGCTGCTTTCGGAAAAGCGTGTCGTTACTGGCGAGTTCCCGAATGAGTCTGTGGAGTGGAAGTCTTTTCGCAGGAACGAGGTATGGGATATGGCATGTGGAAATTATGCGGCGCTGCTGGCATCTAACATCAGCTTAGAAGCGTATGCGCAAACTATATATGGATATTTTACACAGGGGGCTTAGATGGCTGAAGACTACTTAACTGTCAAAGAGGCAGCGGCTGAGATGAACGTGGGCGTTTCCACACTATACAGGTACATCGAAGAGGGATTGATCGGGTATTTTCAGGTGCGGCGCGGAGCGGCTATCAGGATAACCCGTGTGCAGATACAGAAGTTTAAAGAGACCTATAAATCTGCCGAGGTGAGAGGATGAAACGACTGGAAACTTTTAAGTGTCCGTCATGCGGGCATGCGTATTTCTGGAACGGACACGGCAGCAGACCTGAGAACTGCACCCAGAAACGGAAAGGGTTGGACAAGGTCAGAACGTGCGGATACAGGCTTGTTAAACAGGGCGAAATAAAGGATGTGAAAAATGCTCCTCGTAATTATTAAGGCTTTTGCATTTCTGCTGGTCATTGGGTGTTTGCTTCTAGTGATCACAATGAACTTTCTGCTGGGTGAAAAGACAGAGGCCGCACCAGAGTGCGTGTGGAACGATTCAGAGTATGGATGCTATCTGTCGCTGGCGGATGGAGAAACTAAGATGTGTTCGGGTACTGATCATGAGTGCCCGAAGTTTTACAGAGGGGTGCGGTGATGGGAAAGACAAAGATCGAGTGGGCTGATATGACACTGAATATCGTTACTGGTGAATGTCCGATGCAGTGTCAGTATTGCTATATGCAATCTATGCAGACACGTTTCCCTGAGATACACCAGAAAGAGATCCGATTTCATCCAGAGCGTATAGATGAAATGCTTCGCATGCGGAATCCGAAAACTATCTTTTGGGGGAGCTCATTCGAGATGTTCCACTCTGTTGTACCGGATGATCTGTTGCACCAGCTTTTTGAAGCTTGCGCCAGTGAGCAGGGGCGAAAGCATAATCATGTATTCCTGACGAAATGTTCTGAGAGAATGAAAGAGTTTGTTCAGTATAAACGCCAGTCAGACAATATATTCTTTGGTGCATCAACAGAGGGATACTGGGTTAAAAAGCCGCACAGGTATCTTGATTTCCTAAGCGTAGAACCGTTCATTTCCCCATTCAAAAACGGTCTTGTCGATGACTGGGCTAGGGGTAGCGAGCGGATTAAATGCTATATTATAGGTGGGCTCACAGGGAGCGGAAATGTCTATAGCTGGACAGAGTATCGTTCAGTGGTAAACCTTGTAACTGCTGCTTTCGAGGCAGGCAAAAAAGTTTTTATTAAGGACAATATCAAAGAGTATATCCCCTATCCTGTCGGTCTCGGAATGAATATCAGTAAGCACATTTCAAACTTCCGTCAGCTTCCGTGGGAACTCTATACGAAATCAAAAACAGCAGGGGTGGATTGATGGATAACGAACGTGATGCGTTAGAGCGCAAGAAGCGACCTGTATATGACAGGTCAGAAGTGATGCTGAACAGCGAGGTTATCTGTCCGATCTGCGGCAATGACGAGGTTTATTATGAAAATCCTCGCACTGGTGCTGGCTGTTATGTCTGCCACTGGTGCGAACATGAATTCGACATACGAGGTGAATAATGGGATTTATGAATAAAGTCATTCTGCTGGGGAATGTGACCCGAAACCCAGAGGTGCGCTATGTTCCCGGGCGTGATCTGCCTGTGTGCAAGTTCGGGCTGGCGGTGAACCGCAAGACCAGAGACAAGGAAGAGACCTGCTTTATCGACATCGTGACCTTTGGCAGAACTGCTGAGATGTGCGGTGAGTACATCACAAAAGGCATGCCGATACTTATAGAAGGTCGGCTCACATATAACACATGGGAGCAGGAAGGCCAGAAGCGAAGCAAGCACGAAATAGTAGCGGAGAACATCCAGTTCGTCACTACTCGTGAGCAGAGCGAAAACGGCAATTCTGGACGTGGGAACTATGACCACCAGAATGACAGATACAACACGATAGACGAAGACGACATACCGTTCTAAGGGGGCATGATGAAACATATAGTTAGCTACTCAGGCGGGAAAGACTCTGGAGGCTGTATTTGCTTCTGTCTTGAAAAGGGCATAGCTCCAGAGGACATAGTTGTTGTCTTTTGTGATACTGGCTGGGAAACCTCTCTTACATACGAATACGTCAACACTGTTCAAAAATGGTGCGAGGATAAAGGAATTACCTTTTACCGTTTACAGCCTGTCATGCAGTTTGAAGAGTTGGTTAAGCATAATAAAATATTTCCTACTGCTAACGCTAGATATTGCACTAGATTGATGAAAATAGAGCCTTTTTTTATGTTTCTATCAAAATTCCGAGAGGAATATTTTGACTTTGTTGTGATCACTGGTGAGAGAGCAGAGGAAAGTCCATCCAGAGCTAAAAAGCCAGAAAGGGAATACGACGATAAGTATTACCACTGTGAAGTATGGAGACCGCTCAAAAATTGGACTGCTGAAGAAGTATTTGAGGCACATATACGAAATGACTTCCCTATAAATCCAATGTATAACCTCGGCTTTTCTCGTGTCGGATGTGCTCCATGTATCTATGCTCGTCAGGCTGATGTTGCTCTGATGGCAAAACATTTCCCAGAGCAGATTGATAAAGTGGAAGCTCTTGAAGCCTCACTTGAAGATACGAGCACGAAAGAGACTCCTTTTTACTACTTTTCTATAGGTATGAAGATTCGCGAGTATGTTCAGCACTGCAACCGAAAAACAGCATATGGCAGCATAGAAGACCATTTACCGCCTGAGAGTATTTGTGCTGCCCATTATGCGATTCTGTGTGAGTGAGATTGTATGAATATCTATTACGAAAACGACAACGGAACACTGCTCAATTGTGACGTGCTGGAAGGATTGCGGAGTCTGCCGGATAACAGTGTTGATTCTATCGTCACAGATCCTCCTTATGGCATCAGCTTTATGAATCAGGGATGGGATTATGATATACCGCCTGTGGAAGTCTGGAAAGAGGCTCTGCGGGTACTTAAGCCCGGAGGGTATGCCGTTATAGCCTGTGGAACAAGAACGCAGCACAGAATGACTGTGAACATCGAGGACGCAGGTTTCGAGATCAGAGATGTTATCGCATGGGTTTATGCATCGGGATTTCCGAAGAGTAAAGACCTATCCGCTATCCTTTCTGGTTTCGGTACAGCACTTAAGCCAGCTATGGAGATGTGGACACTCTGCCGGAAGCCTCTCAGTGAGAAAAATCTTGAAGAAAATCTGACTACTTGGGGGACAGGAGGTGTCAATATAGACGGCTGCCGTGTTCCTCTAAAGCCTGTCGATGAATCTCAGGTGCGGACAATGAAGCGAGGACAAAGACCCGCTGACGGATTCGGAATGAATAGCACCGGAGATGATGAGGGGAATGTATGCAGGGCTGATGGTAGGCATCCGGCTAACCTGATTCACGACGGTTCAGGCGAAGTGCTTGAGCATTTCCCAGATGGAAAAGGACAGCTTGTTCAGAAGGTATACAAAGAGAAGTCAGCGAAGTTCGACGGGATCTATCACAACGGAAAAGTATACCAGAATGAAGATCGAGACGTTCAGCCAGCTAAAGACGAACTGGGGAGTGCAGCACGTTTCTATTACTGTGCGAAACCGTCCAGAGCTGAAAAAGACGCTGGTCTGGATATGTTGCCAGATATGCCTGTATGCATATCTAACGGGGCGCAGGCAGGAGTTGAAAATCCAGATTATAAACCTAATAGTATCGGCATAAATAAAGTTAAATACGTCAAAAACTTCCATACTACCATTAAGCCTATTGAGTTGATGCGGTATTTATGTCGGATGGTGACACCGCCGAAAGGTGTTGTGTTAGACCCATATCTAGGCAGCGGAACAACAGCCATAGGTGCGGTTATGGAATATTTCAAATACATCGGCATTGAAGAGCATCCGGGGTATTGTGCTATCGCTATGCACCGGATTGAGCATTGGATGCCGTCATTTCTGGAAAGGTATTTTGCAGAAGAGGTGCAGGGATGACCAGAGAAACAGCACTGGAACGTATGTTGAAAGGGGCGAAGATGTGCCACCCTGATGATGCAGAGGTTCCTGGTTACTGGATATATGATTCCGAAGCTGAGCTGCCGTTTATATACGTGTGGGTAACCCCATGCGGTTCGGAAGAAATAAGAAACATGAATCTATGCAGCGACTTTATGTCGAAGCGTAAAGGATGGAAAGAATATACGGAGGTGCAACATGGCAAATGATCAGGCATTAATGACAGAGAAGGTATTGAAGCTGGTAGCGGATGAGCGCTCACGTCAACGTGAGAAGTGGGGAAACGAGCATGACGATAACGAGCATACGCCGGAAGACTGGAACTGGCTGATCTCGCGCTACAACGGGCGGGCTCTTAACGGCGATGAGGATTTTCAGCATCTGATGATACAGGTCGCCGCTCTGGCTGTGGCCGCATACGAAAGCTATGATAGAAAAGAACGTGAAGCCGCCGAAGATCGCCGCGAAGACATGGGACTTTCTCAGGATTAATCCCTTCATATGGGTAGTTGGTACTGCTGACTACCCTGTTTAATTCACTCAAAAATGATGTAAAATACAAAGTTTATTTCTCATCTGTACTCAAATTTCTCAT